CATAAAACAAAATGAAACTTCGAGATCTTCTAAACCTATTACAAAATGTGGGTAATGCTAACGGTATCCCTAATATTTTTATTGTTGGCGGTGTTCCTCGTGATAAAGTTGCAGGAATTTTAAAAGAAGAAGTCCCAGATCTAGACTTAACAACCGGTAATAAACTCGTTCATAATCTTGCAGAAGAATTAGGTATAGAACTTAAAAAACATTACAATATTAAAACATCACAGGGCGATGATGGGCATCGTAGCATAATTTTTCCGGGAAATCAGTTTAAACTTGATTTTTCATCAAACTTCATTATACCAAAAATTAATCTACATCTTCATCAACTCGGTATACAAAATCCCACCGATTTAGATCGTGAGATGTTTTCTCGTGATTTTTATTGCAATACATTATTGATGACACTTGATCTTAAAAAAATCAAAGATCCTACTCATCAAGGCATAAAAGATATAAAAAATAAAATAATACGAACTTGTCTTGATCCAGATACAACATTTAGGTATAATACTAATCGTATTATTCGTGTAGTATATCTATCTGCCAAACTCGACTTCGATGTCGATCCAGATATAATCAAATGGATATCACAGAATAAAGATATGGTTAGACTATCACCAGATGGATATCTAAAAAAGAATCTTGATAAGGCAATGAAGAAAAATCCTGAACGAGCCGTAGCAATAATAAATAAAACTAATTTATGGGAAGCGATTCCAATAACAGAAGAATTGCAGCCGTATTATGCAAAACGAAGTTCCGTAGTTAAATCTTCACAGTTAAAACGTAATTATGATTATGGTGAAAATATTTTTTCTAATCTCGATAAATATGATAGTGTTGCGGATTTTCGCAAGAAACGAATGAAAAAGCGTAAAAAGATATTGCAAAAATTAAAGGATATGAAACTAAAATGAAATATTCTAAATTATTAGAAGATGCAAAATTATTTTGTAAAATTGCCTCAATGACACCTGAACAGGCACGCGCAATTATTGGAGTTTCGCCCAACGCCTCGGAAAGTGAAATCAATAAAGCATATAGAATATTGGCGAGAAAGTATCACCCAGATATCAATAAATCACCAGAAGCTAACCTCAAAAGCGTTGAACTAAATATAGCAAAAGATATTCTATTAAATCCTGAAAGACAGGGGTTTGCCGGTGATATGATGCGACAACAAGAAAATCTTCGTGATGATGTAGAAGATATTTTAAAAAGAGAACAAGAAAAAGCAGATGCTTGGATCGAAGATATTAAAACAAGACGAGAAGAATATGATATGTGGGCAAGCGGTAAAATAAAAACAAAAGATCTTAAACATCCCGATAATATAGAAAATGCTAAAAGACTTCAAGATCGTGAAAAAGAATATAAAAGAAAACGTAAAGAAGAGTTAAAACAACAAAAATCTAAAAAATAAAATGACCAAACTCGATCAGCTCCTTCAAAAATATTCCTACAACGAACCATACGAAAGTGAGTTCGGGTTCGAAGGATCTCCTTATTTTCATAGGGGCGACGAGTCATTACCATTTAATCAATATATTCCATTGGGTGAATCCACAATGGAAAAGCCACAAGATTTAGATAGAATGGAAAATGTTGGTAAAGATGGTAAAGAGTTTCCGGAGTTTAAAGAGTTCGATGAAAGAAAAGATAAAAGACTTAAACGATTGAAATTATTACGAAAACTAATGCAAGAAAAGAAAAATCCTACATTCACTCCTGCTCAATTTTCACCATCACAATACAGCAGTATGACTGGATTCGAAGGCATGAATGCATTCACCGGTGGTTATTATGATGCTACATTGGGAGATAATACGGATACATTCGTAAATCCTTGGAACAATATTTACCAATCAGCCAGTAATACAACACAAGAGCGAGTAAAGCTTAGGTCGTTATTTTTCAATAATTTTGTCAAAAACGCAATGCTATGAATAATTTAGCATACGATATATCCCTATTTTGAGGTAAAAATGTCATTGTATAAACAAGCCCAGTTCCTAGATGCAAACGATTTTGAGAACTTCGGAGACGAAGATGAGGTCGTTTTATACGAAGAAAAGCCTTCAATGGAAGATGTTGTCGAACTCCATCAGCCAAATGATGCTATGGAGATCACATTCAAACTTCCTCCCCTTCCAGGGTCAGATGCAGAGATGCCATTAGAGGTATCTTCGGAAGATCCAGTCGAAGTTGAGAGCGATGGCAAAAAAGACAAGGATGATAATAAAGTTGATGAACTCGAAGTTCAAGATCCTTGGAAACCACCTCCTCCTGCTGGTATTTTACAATGGGTTCATGATCGCCTACAAAATCTACCAAAACATACAGGTACAGAAACCACTGGTATGGAACGAACAATATCTGCTCTTAAACGAATTAATTCCGCAATATCAAAAGCAATAGTCGATGACTATGATGGTAAGGTTGATATTGGAAGACTTGAACAGGCTCGCAGAGAGATTCTTGATGGTATTAGTCGTCTCGAACAAGCCATCAAAAAAATTGACGGCGGATATAAAAATAAGAAAGCAGATGTTGATGAGGACGGGTTGGTGAAAGAAGCCAAGCAAGATCGAATTGGTGGAATAATTATTACCGTTCCGATTTTGATATCAAGAATTGCAAAAACATTAATAAATGGAATGGTATCAGGTGGGCATGACATCGAATTAATGTTCGAGGCACAAGTTAATGAATGGAGCCTTGACAAACGAGAACAGGCTGAATTAATGGAATTATTAGATAACATGGGGTACGCTCAAGTACGTAGAGATCGTGGATATCCGGCAAACCATCATATGGAATACAAAACTTCGGATAACTTCGACTTCGGAGCTAATTTTCCGTCATAATAAAACAGTAAAGATGGATAAAATAGATAGAGCACGAAAATATAGGGCAAAGCAGAAAAAATTAGTAATTAGCACATATGGCAATGTGTGTGAGTGTTGCGGTATATCAGATATTGATCTTTTGTCTATAGATCATATTAATGGCAATGGAAATAAACATAGAAAAGATATTGGTGTAAGCGCCGGTGGCAATTTTTATACATGGCTAATAAATAATAACTATCCTGCTGGTTTTAGAGTTTTATGCTATAATTGCAATTGCTCATTAGGACATAATGGATATTGCCCTCATAAACAAACTCAGATAATAAATACTAATATGAAATTTTTTAATAAATTAGGACAACATGATGTATGTAGATCATGTGGTACTGAATTAACTAATGAAAATTGGTATGCATGTAAGAAAAAAGATGGTAGAAATATATGTAAAAAATGTATTAATCTTGGCTCCAGAAAACAAGTTTTAAAATTAAAAAATACGGTTATTGATCAATATGGCAAGCAATGTATCGAATGCAAAGAAAATGTATTGGAGTTTTTGACTATTGACCATATCCATAATAATGGATCGGTGGAAAGAAAAAATATAGGTTTTGGTCGAGAGTTTTATAGATATTTAATTAAAAATGATTTTCCACCAGGGTATCAGGTATTGTGTTATAATTGTAATTCATATAAAGAATATATTATTAGAAGAAGTGGATATGATACCGCCACCGTTAGTATAGAAGATTATAAGGCAATAATACGCAATAATAGTATAGGTTCTAATGTCAATTAAATACTTCACCAGAAACCCATCAGTAATATCACGAGATAATAGTTCTTTTGATCGTGGTGATAGAACTCCGTCCTGGTTTAATGATTTTGCTAATAATTTAGAAAAAGAATCAGCAAAATCAAAGCGAGAGGATTATTCAATTTTTGATCAAATGAATAATATTCTTGGAAATAAATCAAAATATTCGACAGTAGCAGAGGCAGTGGAAGATATGCAACGTCGTACCGGATTATTCGATATTTTAAGAAAAAAACAAGCCAGTAATATTGAACATGCTAATATAGCTTTGTTTAAAGAAATTCCAGTTTTAAAAACTTATATAGACAATTATGTTGATGATCGTCCGGGAACTTCGGTTGAAGCAGTTATACATGATTTATTAAAAATAAAAACGATAAAAGAAAAACTTCCACAATCAGATGATGTTCCAATAGAAGTAAAAAAATATATTAATAGTAAGATTATGGAAGCAAATAAAAATACTGTAAAAAATGATTCTGATGAAATGGAATTGGGTAAATTAGATCTAACTCAAGATGTTGATTCTGTTGATGATCCATTGGGTATATGTATGCCTGGTGGAAAATAAAATTGAAAGATATGAATGTCGGAAGATTTATTATTAGAAAAGATAAAAGAAAAATTATTAAATTTTGATCCAGTTTATTTTGTAGAAAAATATCTAACGATAGATGGTGAAAGGTTTCATCTCCAAAAAGGAGGATGGAAGCCTTTTTCTGATATGTATAGATATATTGGAATAAAGGCTATTGAAAAAGGTAGTAAGCCATTGGTTATTGTTGCAGGGAGGCAGCTTGGAAAAACTACCCTAGCAGCTGCACTAGAAATGTATTTTATGGGTTCAGGGTTATTCGGTAATAGCAAAAATCCTCCAATTCGTATTATTCATGCGTTTCCACAGTTGTCATTGGCATTCGACTATTCAAAAGTGAAACTTAGCTCAATGATTAATTCATCAGTTATGATTGATAATCCAAATCCATCAAAAATTGGAAAATCAAAATCATATATGCAATCATTAATAGATACATCTTCTGAAAGTAATAACTCATTACAATTTAAACAGTTTCTTGGTGGTAATCATATATGGATAGAAAGTTGCGGAGAAGATGGACAAAGATTGAGAGGAAAAACTTGTGATGTTATTTTTTTTGATGAAGTTCAGCTAATGTTTGCATCAGCGATAAATAATTCACTTAAAGTTTTAACTCAATCAAAATATGGTGAACCTGGACAGGGAGTTCAGGTATTTTTCGGAACACCATTGCAACGCGGTTCCACGTATTGGGATATGTGGAATGCATCATCGCAACAATATTACCATCTAGGATGTGATAAATGCAAAAAATATTTTCCGTTATATACACCTGGAACTAATGATTGGGAAGATATATGGTTATATGGATTTACAGTTCGATGTACTCATTGTGGTTTTGAGCAGGATAAAAGAGATGCCGTTGAAAGAGGCAAGTGGGTAGCACTTAAAGATCAAAGTGATTCACGATATATAGGTTTTCATATTAATCAGTTATATGTACCAACATATACAAAAGAAAAAATTATGTCAGAAAAACCAGAAAATAATCCCGTTAGCACTGAAAGAGGGTATCAAAACGAGGTTCTTGGTGAATTTTACCATGGTGAAGCTACGATAATAACTCAAGATCAAGTTAGAGAGCTATGTGGAGATCATGGTAGAAAATTTAGAAGCAGTATATCTTCGGATGAAAATTTACCAGTATTTTTAGGAATTGATATTGGTGGGAAAAATGATTTAGAACAATTAGTTGATTCAAACAAGGTAAAATCTAGTGGGCAAAGTTTTAGCACCGCAGTTGTTATTGCTATGACTGGGCCACAAAGAATGTCAATAGAATTCGCGACAGCATTTAAAAGAAATGATCTTGCAAGTAAAAAAGGATTAATTGAAGAGATTATGAGAAAATATTCAGTTAATTTAGCCGTATGTGATTTTGGTTATGCTCATGATTTAAACGAAATATTACAAACGGAATATGGTGAAAAGTTTCTTGCATCAGAAGCTACCAATAGAGTAAAAGAACACATTAAATATGATTCAGAAATTTTTCCTAAAATAATAAGATTCGAAAGAGATTACTGGATAGCAGACTTATATGAACAAATGAAAAAAGGTAATATTAGAATACCAATGGGTAGCTATGAACAAATAGCAATGCTTATACAACATATATGTAGTATGGAGATAAAACCAAGTATATCAAGAACGGGAGATATTACTCCACATTATGTGAAAGGTAGTTCTCCAAATGATTTTTTTATGGCAATTTTAAATGCTTATATTGCATATAAATTTTATGTTAGTCAGGGCTTTAAAATAAAAATACCATCATTAATGCGTGATCCATCAAGAGATAAACCACCAATATTATTAGGTTATTTACCTAAAATGCGATAATCATTATATGATGATATAGTATAATTAAAGTATATATCAAGGAACTAAATGTCATCTGATTCAAGAAAGTTTTTACAAAAACAAGGATTTACTCCTTCAATATCACCTTCTACATATAAAAATGTTTCACAATATCGTAAGGAAGGGTTAGCAAAAGAGGTTGAAAGAGGATTATATAAAGATGGCTCCGGTGTAACTAAAAATGAATTAAGTCCAGCTTCCTATGTTTCTACATTGAGTGGTAATTTAAAAAAGAATGCACAAGTATTGTCTAGTGGTGTTGGAAATGGAACTGGTTGGCGTGGAGGAAGCGGAGAAGCTACTAGGCAAGCCCCAGCAGTATATTCACCATTATGGTTAAATTCAAATTTAAATTTACCACGTGATCGTGCGACAATCAATTCTTGGCTTCGATCTTTTTTCGCATTACAGCCATTCGTGCAAAATGCAATTAATCTTCATTCAACATATCCAATATCGAAGCTAACTATTCGTTGCCCAAATCGTAAGGTTGAAAATTTTTTCAATACAATGATTGAAGACATAGATTTAATGAATATATGTATCCAGGTAGCTCAGGAATATTGGCTTTTAGGAGAGGCATTCGTATACACTGAATTAGATCAAAATAATGCGGTATGGAGTCGTTTGGTTATTGAAAACCCAGATTATATAGTAGTTAAAAAATCTATAATTGCAAGTGAACCATTGATAATGTTGCGCCCAGATGATAATCTACGTAGGCTCGTTTATTCTAATAAACCAGCTGATATTGAACAACGAAGTCAATTAGATGAAACAATAATAGAACACGTGAAACGTGGAGAAAATATTCCATTAGATAATTTTTATGTTTCTCATTTAGCAAGAAAAATTAGCCCATATGAAGTTCGTGGAACAGGTTTACCTGTTTCATGTTTTCGACAATTAATGTTATTCGATCAATTAAGAGAAGCAAAGTTTGCACAAGCTCAAAATATGATTAATCCATTAACATTGATTAAAATAGGATCTGCTGATTACAAACCACAACCAGCAGATCTTGAAATATGGCGTAATGCTTTTGCAGAAGCACAATATGATCAGGATTTTAAAATATTTACTCATGAAGCGGTTACAGTAGAACGTGTTGGTTACAATAGTGGAATTATAGATATATCTGGAGATATAACTCAATTATTGAAAGAAATATTTATGGGGTTGATGGTTCCACAGGTATTGATGGATGGTGGTGGAGATATAACCTATTCTAACGGTGGAGTGTCATTGGATGTTTTACGACAAAGATATATGTCATTTAGAAATATGATGGGTAATTGGCTAAAAACTAAAATATTCGCACCAATATCAAAATTGAATGAATTTTATGAATATGAAGATGGTGAAAAAAAATTGATTACTCCAACAGTAGAGTGGAGTCATATGAGTATATTCGATTCAATGGATTATGTTCAACAGCTTGTTGCACTATCAACTGGTGATCAAAAACGGGTATCACAACAAACATTGTATCGTTCGCTTGGTCTTGAATACGATGAGGAGCGAAGAAAAATGAAAAAAGAAGATATTCAAGAAGCGGTTAGGAAAAAAGAGTTAGCTTCGTTGGAAGCAATGCCATTAAACGAATTGAGATCTCTTGATGAGGAATCAGATATACAAGAAATAGTGCAATCAGCATTACCAGGGCAATCTCCTTATGCCGATGCAGCTGGACAACCACCTCCTGGTGGAGAAGCGGGTTCTGGATCAGGTTTGCCTCCATTACCCGGTCTTGGCTCACCAAGTGGTGGATCTGCTGGCGGTGGAGATTTAGGATTACCACCTCCTCCACCAGGAGCAACTCCATCGGGTGGCGGAGCTACACCACCACCGCCAAGCGGCGGATCTCCTCCGGCAACCCCACCAAAATAATCAGATCACCGCATAATCTAACATATTTTAGAACTATGTCTAGGAGATTAGATGGATAAGATTGCACAAGAACGTGGGCTATTAAATAAACTTCGTGAGCACGCTAATATAACAAGTAAATTGTTAGAAAGCATAAATCCTAAGTTTAAGAAAATGATGGAAGATCTTCGGAAAACAGATGAGAAAATTCGTGGATATTCCGAACAATCAAAAGATTTAATTAAATCAGCAAAATCATTGGTCAATCGAAAAGACTATCTTTCTGCTGCATCGACTATGTCTGCATTCCATGAAAAGTGTAGATACATTGCTGCTGAACTCGATAGGTTCATAAAAAACGTAGATATGGATAGTTATGAAGTCCTTTTAGGACAATTCGATGATGAACAAAAAGAACGTATATTCGGTTATGATCCTAATAAAGAATTGAATCTAAATGAAGTATCATTCGTAAATGATATGGAAGTAATGGCGTCATTACAAAAACAAGCCGGTCTTTCTGATTGGTGGCATAATTTAACTAATGAACGTGCAACAGCTATGCGTCAATTAGAAAAACGATTTTCAATATCGTTTCTAAAAGATTTAAAAAATAACTCGATCAATATATTTAACGATAGTCAAAGATTTTTACAGTTTTTGCTAACGACATTTAAGAAATTAGCGACAGCATTAGCAAGAGGTAAGCCAAGTATATACATAAGTATTGCAAAAAGTTTTTTATCAAAGTTTGATCAATATCATAAATCATTCGTTAATTTTTATGAAAAAAACATAAAGCCACTAAAACAGCAGCACGAAAAAATGCTTGCTGATAAGAAGCAAGCAGAAGAACAGGCGAAGGCACAAGAAAATCAACAATGGTCATCAATGATGAATCCTCAACCGGGTAATTTAAGTAATGAGGTTGCGCCAGAAAAACAACCAATTAATCTTACCAACCCTCAACCATCACAAAGCACAAAAAATAAAGCTTTAAATATTCTCGATTGGTATGCTAAACAACCAAAAACACCAACAACAGAAGTGGCAAATCCAGAGCCATTAAAGCCATTACCAGTTCCAGATGAAACATTCGAAGTTCCACCGCCTAAAGCTGCCAAGTTTATTGCTAAAATAGAAAAAATTGCTGCAAAAAATAATCCAAAAGAATTAATGCTTGCCATATTGAAGTTTTCATCTGAATTAGAAGATACAAATCCACAAGCAAGTCTAAAATTATTAGCTATTGCTGAGGGAATAAGTCAAGATCTAAAATAAATGATATCATCATCTTTTTCCACCAAACTGAACGATATTAGCCAAGAGCTTGGTATGAATCCAAGAGATCTTTTGTTAGTGATCTATTTAGAAAGTGGAGCAAATCCAGCAGCAAGAAACCCTAATGGGGGAGCAACAGGGCTCATCCAATTTATGCCATCAACGCTAAAAGGTATGGGTCTATCAAATCAGGAAATAAAAACATTCGGACAAAAATCAGCAGAAGACCAGTTAGATTATGTAAAAAAATATGTTGAAGCGCATAAAAGTCTGCTTGGAGGAAAACCATTTACATCAGCAACACAATATTATGTTGCTAATTTTTTTCCAATAGCATTGAAAAAATGGAATGGTGATGATCCGATAAAGAATGCTAATGTTGTGGTAGTAGATAGCAATTCCCCTAATCAGAATGAAAGAGCAGCATATAAAGCTAATACTATATTAGACTATAATAAAGACGGTAAAATAACAGTTGGAGATTTAACGAATACATTGATGAACATGGAAAAATCTTCTGGATTCCAGAGTATGCTATCTCAATTTAATAGAGTAGCTGGTAATGGCACAGTGTCTGAAAAATCAAAAGGAATATTGCAACCACAAGAACCAACACAAATGTTAGCAGATAAAAATATTCCACAACAATTTATTAATCAAATAAATGGATTTTTAGACAGCTTTGCTGGTGAACAAAAATCAGATTTAATAAAATCTGGTTCATATATAATATTAGTTAATTCGGATAATGATTTTCCTTCTAAATTAGAATATGCCAGAATACTATCGTCAGCATTAAAAGAAGAATTAAATGTAGCATCAGATATTTTTACAAATGGCGAAAATGTGCAAATACAATGTTTTATTGATACGGATCATAAAAAAGGTAAATTGGTATTAAAAGAATTATGTTCAGCAGTGGCTGATGTGTTTACATATGCAACTAAAAAAATAGGCAGTGTAAAAATACACACAGAAATATTATTAAATAATAAACCTAAATATCAAAAATTAGATATAAAATTAGCTGAAACAAATTATAGGAAGTTTCATCTTAAATTCGCAACAGGAAAATAATGACCAATACACCACAAATAGAAAATCCGTTTGAGGCATATAGTGTATTAGATGGAGATTTACGAAAATTTTCTGATGAATTATTAATTAAATTTAAAGATAAGATATTAGAAATATATATTGGAGATCAAAGTGAAACAATAAATTATGATGATTATTCAGTTCCAAAAAATTGTAGTATATTCGGAAAATTAATAGATGTGTTGGATCGTTTTGTTATTTTTGATTGTTTTTATATGGATTCAAGAACTAAAACATTAAAGTCTGATAATAGGATTTATATAAATCTTTTTCAGATACGCGCAATGACGGAAGTTAATGGAAAAGGATCATTAGGCGATATCTTTTTAAGTGTTGATGATGCAAAAGTAGTGCGAAAACTTATTTTAGCAGGTAAATAATGTCTAATGATAATGTATCAAAAATTGCTATTTATGCAGAACAATTCAATGACTTCTGCAATGATACATTAATTAAAATATCTTATATTAAAAAAAGAAATGGTAAATGGGTTATACTATCTGAAAAAGGCAAAGTATTAGGAACTTATGATACAAAAGAATTAGCGGTAAAACGATTAAAACAAATTGAGTGGTTCAAAGCGCATAAGAAAAAAGCTTCAAAAGAAGATAGCTATTCAAGTATAATGAGGGATTTACGAAAATCTTCTGATGAAAATACAATAAAATGTTTTCAAGAAGAGTTCAAAAAAGCGTTTGACCAAGCGATTTTAGATGGCAACGAAGAACCGGAAAAAATAGCATTAGAAAAAGCAAAAGAAAATATAAGAGATGAAAATGAATTAATGGAAAAAGCAGCATCGGCTATTGATCTTGGTGATGCTGAAACCGCTGGAAAATACCTTGCAGATTTAATTCGTTTTTTAACAAAAAGAATATCGCCAGAACGTCGTCCGCAAGCATTGAATAGTTTGAAACGAAAGATATATTATATTAATGAGTATGCGATTGCTGGAAAGAAGACCCCTCCTTCAAGTAGTCTTGGTCAAAGTCTTACATTGTTAAAAACAATATTATTGGAACATAATCCACCGTATATACGCGGTGTACTTAATTCAATAGTAAAGAATCTATGATTAATTTTCATAAAGTAAATAAAAACTTGTATCGTGGCGGCAGTCTTACTCCACAGGATGTTTTGCATTTAAAAGAAAAATATGGTATTGAAAAAATAGTTTCATTGGATGCTGGTGTTGCAAAAAAAATAAACCGTACATGTAAATTATTAAATATTAAACACGTAATTATTCCAATAGATATTGGTAAAAAAAGCTCACTAATAAAGTTTTTAAATTATGGTATAAAAAATCTGCTTGGTGGTGAAAAGGTTTTTGTCGGATGTGTAAAAGGTAAGGATAGAACAGGATTAGCGGTTGCTATGTATCGGTGTGAGCATGATCATTGGTCTTGTGGTAAAGCTCTAAAAGAAGCAAAAAAATATGGGTTCGGTATAGGCGTGGATTCAAAAACGATCAATTTATATAAAAAATTAATATCAAAATCATGTGGATGTAAAGACAAGGATATAAACTCAGCATATGACATCGTATCAAATCAACGTGAATATCCAAGTGATTATGCAGATTATTCATTAGAAGCTTGGGAACAAGGTAGTTGGAGCCCATATGAGGATTACCGTGTGCAGGAGTTTCCTTATGCTCCGCAATATCCTCAGTATTCTGAACAATATAAATCAAGAATAGATCATGGGCTCGATAATAGTGATTCATTAAATATGAAAAATATACAGGTTCCACAAGTAGGTCAATGGAATACAAGCACGGATGGTATAATGGGCGCAGGCCCAAGCATGATTGGATCAGGAACGATTATTTAGGTATAAAATTATGGTAAATAAGCGTAAAATATATGCAGTTGATATGACATATGATGTTCCAGATTCTGAAAAAGATATGGCAACAAGAATAGTTTTACACTTAGATTTTTTATTAAAAGCTATAAAAGTATGTGAAGAGCATTTAAATTTAATTTATACTCCATTTAAAGATAATCAAAATATAACACCTGAACAAACTTTCGCAGCAAGAGCTGCATTACGAAGATACAGAGACAAAGTTGCAGATAATTTTAATGATTTTAAAAGAAAAGCATTTAAATGTTTTTCTTTAATTCAACCATTTTCTTTTGATTCACAGATGGTAAAATTAAGTAAATCATTCGTTCTTGCAATCGCTGATATAGAAAAACAAGTAAATAGATTTATAGATTTATTCGGTAATCTAGAATCAAAAGATTTTGGGCAAACAGTTGTTAAAGCTATTGATAATATAAAAAAAGAGATGGCACAGCTTGAACAAATAATTGAAGATAGAATGAAAAAACATATACAAAATAATATATTAGCAAGAAGTTGGGTAGATACAGTAAGTGATGAGTTACAAGAGCAAGTTGAAAAGAAAATACCGCTATCTATTCAATTAGTAGAACAAAGAAATAAAGGAAAATAAAATGAATTGTAATACTTGTGGTGGTTTAACATCAGGAACAGTTGTCAGTAATTGTCTAAATTCGCAACCAATAATACTATGTTCTTGTAATTATGGTGTTAGTTGTTCCAATGAGAGACAAGGCTGGATATGCAGCCGATGTAATAAATCGCTATCACCAGATATTAAGGAATGCGATTGTGCTCCAAATGGGACATTCGTACCATGGACACCGTATCCGTACAATCCTTATGTACCAGTATATCCTTCGCCTTATGTTCCATATAACCCTTATACACCTTATACACCATTTTGGGATACTACTCCGGTATATCATGGGCAATTGCAAGTTACTTGTTATAACTATTCTAGAAATCCATAGGAATAATTTTGAGCAAGCACGATTCAATTTATAAACTAGCGCGTAGTTTTTATTTTGATATACTAGTTTTAGCTTCATCAAAAGAATCTGCAATTAAAAAATATCCTCAGTATAAAAGTCAAATCGAATTTTTTGCTCAACGGGATCCCACTGGTGGTTCATTAAAATATTTAAATTGGGAAATTAAGATGTTAGATACCCATCAAGCCTTACAGCAAGAAATTGCCGGCATTGTTGATTTATTCCATAAATATTCTGGACAATTACATCAAAAAGATTTATATCAATATAATAGTTTTCTTAATTTAAGAGATAAGTTATATGAAATAAAGGCTAAGTCAGAAGAAAAGAAAGAAAATAGAAAAAGAATCTATCCGCCAATAGACCCTGAAAAAATTGCTTGCGGGCACAAAGTGATTTATGATTCTCCCAATTTTAGATGTTTACAAATTATTAATAGAGCAGCGGCAGCGCATTACGGAAAAGAAACTAGGTGGTGCATCGTTTCACAAGAAACGACCGGATTCGATGAGTTTGATAAAAATAATGTGATAATTTTTTATGTATTTAATAAAAATCTCACAAAAGACGATCCTAATTATAAATTAGCTTTTACTTATGCACGAGATCATGATAATAATATAATAGAGAGAAGGATAATTAATTCGCGTGATATTGGGTTATACGGAATATTCGAGAGTTCTCCTGAGCACGCTTCTGGAAATAATAGGAATATATTCGGAGATAAAAATCTTAATATTGAGTTATTAAAAATACAGGAAATAATGATAGAAGTAGCTAAATCATACCCTAAATCTATGATGTCTAGATTTTTTTCTGATGAGCTATCAACATCGAAGATGTTAGAGATGTTTCATTCTGAAACAAATGAAAATACTAAAACTATGTTAGCTGCGTATATCGCTAGGCGTAGAGAGTTTTATGATTCAGAGTTAGAGCAGTATTTAGAAGAACACTGATATAGGAATAATTTTGCATAAATATGCGCATAATAAGTTATTTAATTTAAATATAGGAATAAAATGTTTATAAAAAATGGTGATTTACAACCTATATCAATTGTTGAACCATCAGATATATCTGATGAGGAAACCGAAAAACAGTTTGAAAAAGTGCTTAGTCAGGTTCAAAAACGGAACTCAAAAGAAGTAGTTAAAACTTCAAAAGAAAGTAAAAAATAAATGTTTACTAAAATTGGTGAATTAGCATCAATAGATTTTTCTAGTATTCAATCAGCGGAATCCGTGTTTGCAGATCCATCGGTTGATGAAAGATTTAAAAAGTTTGCTACTGAGCTTCGTAGAGTTGCTCCAAAAGCTAATGACTTCTTATACTTCTCAGCCGTTATGTTACATAGCGCCGAGGCTGCATTAGTAAATCCAGATGGAACACCAAAGCTTAATGCTCGTGGTGAGCAAGTAAAAGCTCACTGGGAGAAAAAAGGTGATAGTTGGAAATGGGTGTGTTCAGACGCACATGTGCGCCCGCTCAAAAACTCAAATGGCGATATCTTCCCAGAAGAAGAGTTGCTAAAAGCCTATAAATTATGGATTGGTAAGCCGTTATGTGTTGATCATAAATCAAGTCAAGTAGACGCAATTCGTGGAGTAATACTTGATACATATTACGATCGAACATTTAAACGAGTAATTGGATTATGTGCCTTAGATAAGGTTTCATATCCCGAGTTAGCTCGTGGTATATCAACAGGCTATAAAACAAGTGTATCCATGGGTACTGCGGTTGGTCGTGCTATATGCACAGATTGTGGAACCGTTGCTCGAACAGAGCATGATTTTTGTTCACATATGCGTTCAAAATCTTGTTATGGTGAAATTAATTGTGATTTACAACCAATTGAACTATCTATTGTAGTTAATGGGGCAGATCCACAAGCAAAAATACGAACCATTCTTGCTCATGCCCAAGAAATTAATAATGCACTTGATGATAGTAGTGAAAAAATTAATCAGATGATTAATGAAGAGCTTGCTCCTTCTAATAAAATCAATACTATGATCGGTGAGGAAGTTAGCAAACCAGCTCTTAAAGCAAAGATAGATAAATTAGTTGCTGAACATCATAAATTAAAGCAAGAAATTATTGAACTGGAAAGATTATATAGTCAAGCACCAGATATTAATACAGCTACTGATCATCAGTCATGTGGCACAGAGTCTAGTCCAAGTGATGAAACTAATCAAGAATCTTTTGGATTAAATTTACCACAACGATTCGCATCTAATAATAATGCATTATTAGATCAGGTAAAGAATTTAATGTCTTCAGTAGAAGGAAGACTTAACAATATGGAAACTGCACTAAATACATTAACTAACAAAGAGGATACTATGTCAAAGGATGCAATGAACAAAAAAGAAGCCTACTATCAAGGTGCCGGTGGAGTTAACGAGCCAACCCCAGGTCAAAAGAAATATCCAGTTGACCCAGCAAATGAAAAACTTCGTATGGAAGATAAACATATGCAGGGCGAACCTCCATTCCCAGAAGTTGGTGCCGTTGATGGTCTTCATCCTTCCCCTGAATCAGCTGATCAAAAAGATGAGCTTGAACGCAAAAAGATGTTAGCTCGTGCAGAACGACGCAACGCTGCCCTACAAAAGGCTAAGGAGAATGTCATGAAAACAAAAGAAGCTTATTGGAATGGTGGTGGCGGCGTAAATGAACCAACACCAGGTAAACAAAAATATCCGGTTGATAATCTTGAATATGAGCTTCGTGAAAAAGAAGATAAACAAATGGTTGGTCAAAAACCATTCCCAGGTGTTGGCGATGTGGAAGGTCTACATCCATCACCGCTATCTGCTGATCAAAAAGACGAATTGGCTCGTAAAAAGCTTTTACAACGTGCATCACTAAAAGCTCGTTTCGTTCGCACCGCTAAAACCGATGGAACAAACGATCTAGGCAATAGTGCATGGCAAGTATTCGCAAAAAATGAAGACGGTGAAAAACTAGTGTTTACAGCATCAGTTGATGAAATTACTGGTGGTCGTAGCGATGTTCTTTTTGATATGGTAGCAACAAAAGAATTCGGTTCTAAAATGCTAGAAAAAATCAGAACTGTTGGTTTTGAACAAGCAACTGCGATTTACAAAAAAGGTCAAGCAGCAGCAGGGCCAGGTGCTAATCCAGTTGCAGCAGATGCAGGTGGTGCAGCAGCAGCTCCCGCAATGCCAGATATGGGTGCAGCTCCATCAACTGATATGGCTTCACCAGCAGAAGATGCAAAACCAGAAGATCAAGGCGGTAAAGGCGATCCAAAAGATACAGCTATGAAGTTAGCAGAAAAAGTTCGTGATTATGCTTCTGATCTACTTGAGGCAGTTCGTTCATTAACAGGCGAACAATCACAAATGGGTGATATGGAACAAGGTCTAGAATCTATGCCAAAGGCAGCCAGTGAAATCCTAGCTCCAATGTATAAATCACGTCGTGAATTAAATACTGGTCTCCTATCAGGAGCTAAAAAATCACTAGCGGAATTAAAAGAACACTATGAGGAACTAAAGCTAATTGCAAGTATGGTTGATAGCGTATCAGAAGCAAATAAAGATTATGCTGATACAGTTATGAAAGATGCTTTCGAAGATGCAACAAAAGCATGTAATGATGCAGTAGTACTTCTAAAATCATTCGCTGTTTATGTTCGCGGTGTTTCAGGTCTTGCTAAACGAGCCGAAGAAGCTAAACAAGCAGCATTATTCTCTTTTGCAGATGATGATATGAATGATGCTCGTAAAAAGGCAAAGAAAGATAAAGAGGAAAAGGCATCCAAAGAAAAAGCCGAAAAAGAAGAAAAGGCTGATAAGGAAGCCGAAGAGGAAGAAAAAGAAGACAAAGATGAGGACAAGTCTGATGCAGATGATACTAATGCATTTATGGGTGATACATTCGAACAACCCGATCATACACAACATGGAGATGATTCTTTTGAAATGCCAGAAGATGGTGATGATGAAAAAGAACTTGGTCTAGAAGATCTAGAACTTCCATCAGAACATGATGAACTAAAATCCGATGATCAAAATGATACAATGGTTGACCTTCCTGCCGGAGCACCAGTTCCAGCTGGAGCAAAAGCAGTGGAGAATAAAATGGCATTCGATTTAACAACAAAAGAAGGACGAACCGCATATCGTGCAAAACTAGCTGCTGACGCAACTGGTAAAGAAGAAGACGGTGAAATTCAATCAGTAGAATCTATGAAGCATAGTGATATGCTTGATGAAGCTAACAAGCTTACTGATGGTCAGACACAACTCGATGTCAAACCATCAGATAGTCTTGGTCTAATTGAAACAAAACCAGAGCAACAAAAAGCAGATTTAGAAGTAGCTCGTGCAGAACCAAAAGTTCGCAAAGAAGCTGAACGTCTAAATCAACTAATTACAGAAGGTAAAGTAAAAGTTGCTAACCTAGATGAGCTAATAGCACGAGGTCTCGATTCAGAGGTTGTTAAATATTGGAGACAATATTATGGTCAAGCAGGCAAAGAAGGTTCAGAGTTTGCTAAACTACTAACAACTGAAACCATGAAAGCAAAAGCTGAAGAAGAGGTTGCTGCTTACAAAATCAAACTAGGTCGTGCATATGAACTAGCAAACGAAATGGTTCGTAGAGGTCTATGTGAAGATGAACGAACCGCTATCGCAGGTCAAGTTGATCAGATTATGACTTGGAATGACGAGGGTTTTGAGAGCATGAAACGAGTAATTGCAAAACATGCACCAAAATCACTCAAAAAACAAGCTATGCCAGTAGTTGGCATCAAATCAGATGAAATGTTTTCTTCTGAAACAGTAGAGTCTGGTCTTCAAGACGAACTAGCTAACGCATTTTCAGGCAGAAAATACTAAACGGTTAAAAAGGATAAACAAATGAAAAACGTAGATCTATCTAATAGTATTGCTGCTGATATGGATAAAGTATTGAATAGTGATGAGAATAAGCAATTATTCTCATCAGCTTCGGTATTAGAAAAATTAGCATTCAAAAAAGTATCAGAAGATGATAAAACAACAGAAGTTGAAGTTGAGTTAGAAAATGCTCTAACAAAAAGTGCTTCATGTTGCGAATGTGGTGATAAAAAAGGTCATGAGTGTAAGTGTGATTGTCATGAGGAACATAAAGCCGAGGCATCAGAAGATGATGTAGTTGCTATGCTTCTACAAGCATCAGAAGATCTTGACGCATTAGGTTTCGATAAACTCGCTTCATATAGCGCTCAAATTGCTGATAAGCTAATCGTTGAATCAAAAGCAAAAGCTAAATCAAAGTCTGATAAAAAATCAGATAAGAAATCTGAAAAAGCTAAATCTGATAAAAAAATGGATATGAAAGAACGCATGAAGAAAATGCGTGAAATGCAAAAAGGTAAAAAAGATAAGAAAGATTCTAAAAAAGAAGATAAGAAAGAATCAAAGAAATCCTCTAAATAATCGGATCAAATGTTCAATAAAAAAGATATATCATCAGAATTAGCTGAATCAATGGCAAATAATCTCGTTGGTAATACCATTGAGAAAAAAGCCGAAGGTCTAAATAAATTAGCAACTGCAATAGATCATCTTAATGATGCAGCAGAAACTTTTGACAATCTTGGAATGAATAAAGAAGCAGAAGCCCTGACAACATTTTTAGAAATCATAGCTGGTAAAAAATCAAAGAAAAAATCCAAGCCAAGCAAATCAAAGAAAAAGCCATCGAAATCAAAGAAAAGCGATCCCGCAACAAAGGGATTAACCGGCGAGAAGATGGTAGATAATCTAAAAGAAAAAGGCTGGGTATTCAACGCAGAAGATCATAATGATGCAAATGATCATACAGACGGATGCATGTGCTCAATGTGTATGGATGTAAATGATGTTCGACACGGCGATGATTGTGTGTGTTCAATATGTATGAAAGATGATGAGAATGATGTGAAACATCATAAATCGGGTGATAAACCACATTATTGGGACGGACATTCGCGTGATGAGTGCGAAGAATGGTCGGTGTGCCCACAACATAAAGGTGAATCTAATATAGAAGAAGATGAGTTGCGTAAACACTGGATGGATAATGAGGATGATAACTCTCATATAGATATAGAAGAAAGCGAACCATTCAATTTTGATGATACATCAATTGATAGAAATCATTCAGATGATGATATAAATTATGCAGAAATGTTTAAGCAATTCAATAGTGATTTTGAAGATGAAGTTTAATAATTAGGGACAATAAAAATATGGAGAGCGGGAGATCTGGTTCAGGTTTCTCGCTTTTTGCTATTCACAATTTTATTTTATGTTGATATATAATTTTTGAAAGGAAATATAATGTTAAGATTAATTCAAGAAAGCAATCAACTACCTTATTCATGGTTAGTCGATGAATCAGCTGAGTTTGAACCCGGAATGATAGGACAACTAACAACAATTGGTCAACAAATTATGGCTACGGTTAGTAATGGGCAGGCTCCTATTGGAATAATAGACGATCAAAAAACCAAAGCATTTACAAGTAATGCATGGGATGAAACTATCGTAATCCCTACAACTGGCGTAGCTGGCCCAAATAATACAATAGTCACACCGGTAGATATAAAATGGGAATTAAATAACCCAAATGTTGTTGCAAATAGTTTCATATCTATACCGCTTGAAGTTCAATTAATACCAAGAAACGGTGTTGTTGTTTTTCCTGCTGGAACGGTATTAAATTATGATTTATTGGGTACCGGAGTGCCAAATGCACTAAAAACAAATGTAAGATATGCATATCAAATACCAAATATTATTGGTGATGATAGCACGTTTGCATCACAACGTGTAACAATATGGTTCGGAAGAATGCTTGCCGAGACTAATATGTTTGAAACAAATCAAGTATACCCACTTAATGCTAACTTGTTTGTTAGTGAATTAGGTTTATTAACAACTCGCCAAGCAGCCCCAAACTATCCAGCAATGGCAATTGTAACTGCTCCTCCAACAACATTATCATCAACTCTTCAATTTTTATGGCTATAATATATAATTGATATATGCCATTATTTTCCCATATAATTAGCCCACATCCTCGGAGTGTAAATGGTATATACATTAAAAGACATAAAACATTTAGAGACTATTGCCAATCTTCAAAACGAAAAAGTTGAGCAACCAAAACCTATTTTTGCACAAGCAGAAGATACGTCATTGACAGCAACACTATTAAAACTCTGCAATAAACTTCGTGCAGAAGGATACAATAAATACGCAGAATCAATAGAAAATAAGTTTGTAAATTACAAAACTGCCGGTGTTCATTTATACCAAGCACATAAAGAGACTGGTGAGGATTTAGTTGATCAGGCGCATCCAGATGGTGATAATAAAATAGTTTCTGATGTATCAGATAATAATGGTGATGTCGAAACTATTGTATCCAAACATAAAAAAATAGTTGATATTGTAAATAAACAGCCAACTGGAAAATTAGCGTCATATGTAGAGCAATGTAAAATTGCACTTGGGGCACCAGTCGATGAAATTAAAGTTATTACAAATAGAGTAAAAAAAAACATAAATAATCTATCTAATTTAATATCTGGTGGAAGCGGAATGTGGACAGATGTTGGTGTTATAGGAATTGGAACACCATTATATCAGGCCAAAGCATATCTTGGTAGAATAAAAGAAGAAATATCATCATCAATACCTAACATCAGATCTATTGAAGTAGCAATGGAATATTTACCATTAGTAAATAAAAAATTAGAACCAACATTTTATGGAACTGGTGTCAATAAAGAAATATGGGGGAAAGTTCAAGAGTTTCTTTCTGCTGTACAAACTGATTTAGAATCGTTAAAATCACTATCGTCTGAATATTATATTGGGCAATCAGAAGTAGAACAAGATAAAAATGATAAATCAGTAGCAAAACCAACCGTGTCAAATACAGATAATATAATACAAAGTTTTCAATCAATGTTAGCATTAGTAGCCCAATTACAAAATCAAGTTAATAATAATAAATCTCCTAATAAAGATAAACAGTTAGCTTGGTTAAATCAAATGAATGAAGCTATTGTTGATAAAATAACAAGGTATCCATTTTCTGAAAATAAAGAATTAGCTGCAAAAGAATATACAAATATATTAAATCAAATCAAACAAAGATTAGATGCTTTCAAATCTAAATTGGGTTAAATAATGAAAAAAATAGCACAAGCAAAAGATATTCCTGATTTTTTTGAAGGAACGAAACCAACTGATGTGCCAGCAGATTTTGTTGGTCCAACTCAGCAAGGCGCTACAACTTCGCAACAGACCAGTGTCCAATCACAATATCCTCGCTCAACAGCCATTCAGCAAATGCAAATTGCTCTACAATCTCTCTATGGTGCTTTCAAAAACTATCCGATGTTCAATAAAAAACCTAACTATCGAGAAGAAGATAAAGGTCAAAAAGGCGCAGAATACGGAGAAAACTTCGAACATGGTAGTGATTCGTTTCTTACTACTATGATGAATCGGCATGTAAATAAATCAGATATTGTTGGCACAGAAGATATGTCGGTACAAGGTGCTCAGGCAGGTAAGCAATCAGATTTAATTAAGCTTTTAGAATCGCTAAAAACATTCGGTAAGGGATTAAATAAACCAGATGGCGCTTGGGGTCCATATACAAATAATGCATTAAAAAACTTATATGCTATAACAAGAGCAATGTTAGAAATGCTACCTAATTTAGATATAAATCAAGATGTATATACAGATAAAGATTTAGAAGAATTAAAAGAAAATATACCACAAGATCCTAAAAAAATACAAGATGCAGATAGTTCTGCAACGGCAATAACAAAAAATATAGCAAAAATAAAAATGCTTCTTGGTAGTTTTGTAAATGGAACGACAGGAGAAAATAGCAAACTTGCTCCATATATAAATCAACAAAAACCTTTTGAAACCAATTTTAATAAAAAACCAGTAGATTCTAGATCTCTTATTGGATATAATGTTTCACAATCACAAGTTCCAGTTTTAAATATACAAGTTCCACGAGACCCCATGCATCCAGAACAAGGAACAGTTCCACTATTGTTAGGTAATCTTGCAACTCCGCAAGATTTTAAAGAGTTCATAGATAAATCTAGTATTATGATTGATCATAAAAAACCAACCGATAAAGAATCTATAAATAAAATAATTGAAACAATAGAAAACAAAATTAAATCAGTAAATACTAAAACACCAGCAACTAATGAGCCCGGATATTAATATGAGCTTTTTATATGATGAGCAAATACTAAAAGAGTTCTCTAAATTATTAGAGCCTAAAACTGCACAACAAGCCCCTCAACAGGCTTTTACTCCTGCTCAAATGCAAGATGTTGCGTTAAAATTATTGAATAATATCAAAACAAGTTATTCACCAATTGAAGTTCCAAATAACGCTCAATTATTTTCAAGAAATGCACAAAATCTAAATGAACTAACAACATGGATGCTTAATAATAAAGTTAGCTATAACGGTCATCCAATAGTATTAGCTGATAAGTTTCAATTAGATAAGACAATCCCATATATAGAAATTAATAATGCGCCTCCAATATATGCGTGGAAAGATGGCTTAATAGCGTTTCTAAAAGATTTACAAAATCAAGCAAAAGATAGTGGTAATAACTTATTTATGCAACACGTTAGTGGATTGATATCTGATGCTAATAATGAATTACAAGCCGGAATAGCAGAAGAAGCTGCAAAACCGGTAGCAGATAAAACAAATAAGCAGACGCAACAACAAGGTCAGCCAACAGCACAACAAGATCAGGGGCAAGGTCAACAAGGACAAGGACAAGGACAAGCAACAGAAGTACAAAAAGCAGTATACCAAACAAAAGAGGTATTAAAACAAAACACTGGTTCTGATAATATAAACTTACCATTCGATGTTGATACAAATCAATTAAGTATTAGTGATATAAATGATTTTAATCGACAAATATCTTTTACTTTTAGGACAGCAATAGAAAAAAATAAATGGGGTATAATCTATTCTCAAATACAACAAATCTCTAATGCTATTAATAACTGGAACTCAATCGCAACACCAGAGGCACAAGAAGGTGGTTTTGAATTAAATATCAATACTGACATTGATGTATTCATAAATACTTATGCTAATAAAGATTTTACAAAAGCTCGTGCTATGTTGAATAATTTAGTGCCATTACTTCAAGGGATTGGTAATTTATTAAAAACATTGTTGGCAAGTCCGGTTTATGTATCAATGTTTGGTGGAACAGATGTAATAGAAAATCAGGTTTCAAGAGCACAAGAAATGATTGCTTGGTCACAACAAATGGTATCACGAATAGATACAGTTCTTAAAAATAACGCAAGGAAATAAATGCGTCCGCAACTTCAATATATAGCTGATAGTATTTTAATAGAATCTCTTGTAAAACAAGATGATATTAAAATAGCTCTTGGACAAGATGGTGGTTCCATAAGTTCCACTATATTAAGTGGATTGAGATCATATGTTTCTTCCGTATTTAAGCCAGAAGCACCGATATCAAGTTTAATGGCTCTTTTTTCTAATGGTCTTTTATTTAGTCTTGGTGGAACAAAAATTAAAATTTTAGTTATTCTTGCCAGCGCTCTTGGTTTTGATTGGATTGGTTTTTGGCATAATGTTGGTGAGAGCGTTGCCGGGTTTGTAAAAGAAATATTGGATTCAAAAAAACCAGCAGACGCTAATACTACGGCATCAAAAGCAAATGAAATAGCATCCAAAGCAGTGTCACAAAGTTTCACCGGATCTCCCGATCTCACAAAATTAAAAGAGTTAGCAGAAAAGGGAGCGCTCAAAGCTTTTAGCATTGAACATAATTCAAAATTAATTAAGAATGCAAGTATAACAAGTAAAATTGCATCCGTTCTTATTAGAATAGTTGGGTGGTGTATAATAACGGTTTTAGGTATGCTTGCCCTATCACAAGTAAATAAGGCAGTTTCTGGTAATAATTCTGAAAAAGAAGAAACCGCACAAAACACAGGTAAGCTGATTCAGATATCACCTGACGCTCCATCTGAGTTATTTTCTATTCATAGAAACAATATGTCTTCAATATGGATTGAACACGGTAATATAGAAGATATTGAAAATATATTAAAAAGCTGGATATTTTCTGCATATCCTAAATTAGAAAAATACGAAAGTCTTTTAGTCGATTCCTCTGCTTTCCAGTCCATGGTGGGCAAGTTTCAAGAAAGAAATAAGCTTGCTAATGGATTAGGTATGATATCTATACCACGACCATATCAAAGAAAAATAGATATAGTTTCCATGATAGTTGGAACCTTCTTGCGAGCTGCTGGGATCAATGAACAAAACTCAAATCTTGGTAATCAAGCTCATAGAGGAATAGACGCATAACTGCATAATTAGTAATATATTATAGGAATAAATATGCGACATAGTGATATTTTCGATAGTTATGTTAAAATTGCAGAAGAGCAAGGATTGGTGTCTCTTTCAGAAGATGAAGTGAAAACTCCATCAGATAAGCCAAAAGAATCTGCAAAAATGAAACGATACAAGAAGAGCCCATATCCAAGAATGGGTTCTGATACTATCGAAGTTATACAGGCATTATATGGTGTGAAGCCAGATAATTCGGTTGAATACGAAAATAACATAATGGAAGCCGCACATAAAACTCCGGTTGTTATTGCGCCAGCATATGATAGATTAAATGCGCTTGTTGAAAATAATATTGAACGTAATAATATAATGTGTGATATCGCATTGAAACAAAACGATAGTATTACATCGATGCATCGTTATGCTGAAAAAGAATTAATGTTGCAGTTAGTTCGTATTGCAAATGATATGGATAATATTGGAAATGAAGATATCCGTGTGCTCGCAGATGCATGTATAGAAAAATTAGCATTAAAAAAAAACTCTGAATGGTATGATGGTCTTGTAGAAAAAGGTAAAGAATGGCTTGGAGTTGGTACTGGTGCTGGTGAAAATGCACTTATTGGTTCTGCTATTGGTGGTATTTTAGGAGGACTATTCGGTGGTCTTCCGGGTGCATGGGCTGGCATAAAAGCTGGTGGATTTATTGGTGGTGGAGCAACTGCACTAATTGCATCATTAACCAAAACGGCACCGCATGTAGTTAGTATATCTGCAAATGCAAAAGATGCAATGGATCAGATGAACGATTTAATAAATAAATTACCATCAGATAATAAAGAAAGAACGTTTCTAACAACATTTAATCAAATATTAAAATCAACAGCATATTTTTCTGAACAATATAATGAGCTAATAACATCATTACAGACTAATCCAAACAATGTAGAAGATGCTGATAGATCAAAAAAGATAGCAGAATCATTAATTGAAGCTACTAATACGGTAAAAGAATACACACAAAAATTTAATCAAGATGTAAAACTCGGTATTTTCAATGAGGCAGATAATCATAGTAAAATATTAGATCCGCTATATAATATGATGAATACAGATGTTGAAGACATACAACAATCATTAGTATCTTTAAATTCGGCAATAGATCAGTTTATGTCAACATTACATAGTGATGTAAAATCAACAGCAAATCAAGTAGCGCAAGCTCAACAAGGTGCGCAAGATAAGCCGGCATCAATGTCATCTGGTAAAAATGATGAAAGCGAAAGAGCAAAACAATTAAAAGAAATAGTTCAAGAGCTCAATGTACCAGCTGATAAAGAACCACAAGCTGAAAGCTGGCTAGAAAGCCTTGTAAAATAATTTTTAAATTATGGTAATATTTTAGTATTGAAATAAGAACTTTTGTAAGATCAAGATGAAAGACTAATTATTCATTATTGAATAATAGAAATTAAAAGGATAATAAAATGGCTTTAATTCTACATAATCCAGGTGCTAATCCACTTGGGCAATTCGATGGTTATTTTGGTGAGACTCTAAACTTCAACGGTGGCGAAGTATGTACATGGGCAGCTATGGCATTCCCAGCAGCCGGTGCAGGCGATGTTAATGATGATGGTTATGTTGTAACATCAATGGGCAAAGCAGTTCCAGGTGTTTCACGTGCTCTTCTAACTAATTCAAGCAAACCACTATTCCTATCAGATGAAGGTATCGCTCATTACGGTACACTATTCGGAGCAGTAGTTGGTGGTATGGTTGGTCAGCAAGTCAACGGACCATATGCTTATACTGGTGCAGTTCTCGGTCCACACACCGCAACTGGTTCAGGTAAAGTAACAGTATGGGACAAACCAGGTCTATATGGAACAACTCTTGATGCAGTTGATACAGCTGCAACCGGTCTAGTTCCAACAAACACCACACTAACAGTTGGTGCTGGTCTAACCTATACAGCAACTGGTCTTCTAACTCCAGTTGGTAGCGCAAATGCTCTATCTGGTGCACCAGTTGTTGCACGTCTCGCTTCATTCGAAAATAACGGTTCACTCGTAACTACACCACAATCACTAGTTGCAGCTCTAAACAGCCCATCAGGTGATGTGTCAAGTCTACAACAACTCCGTTTTACACAAGCAGTATATTGGTATAACGGCGCTGGCGGAAACGCATAATAGTAACTAATTAGAAATAGTTATTAGATAGTTTCAAAAAGCTCAGTAGGAATACTGGGCTTTTTGTTTTTAAACAATAACATATTTAGCGCTCAATAATTTTTATTTTAGGTGGATATGATATTAATAATTCAGTACATATAAGTTCAGATTCAACAATTTTTTGTGTATGTATAAAATCGAAATCATCATCACAAGTTAAAATAACACTATTGGATACTTTAGCGGTTGCAGCAATCCAAAGATCATTTTTACCCATTTTTTTACCATTCTTTTTGGTAAAATCATCTATATCCACATATGCGTCTATAATTTCTGGAATTGAAATATCGGCGCTATACAGATTTAATATTTGTTGTATAAATTTTTGTGCTTTGTTGCCCCATTTATTATTTTTAGTAAATGATAATAATTCAGCTTTTGATACAACGCTTATATAGGTTTCAGGTGTTCTATCGAATAATGAATAGGTTTCTCGTAAAATTGATCGTATGTATGTATTATTATGTCTTGTCCAATGTACTAAGATATTAGTATCAAGAATTAATCGTCTTTCTGGTAATCGCATTATTCATCTAATTCTTCAATAGCGGCAAGTACTTGTTCATCAGTAGCGTCAAAATCAAATGCACCATATATATCTTTTATTTTTACTGTACCGGTAAGATACTTAGAAATATCAATAATTGGTTTTGATTTGATTATATCAATAGCGGCTTTATTTTCTTCCATAGAATTTTGCACCATTTTAGTCTCTCCTATTATAGTAATGTACCAGTACCAGTAATTTACGTAACTTCCGCAAAATAATACTAAATTATGCCGTTACACCGTAAAGCACCAGCTTTTGGTGTAAAGTCTTTTATTCTTTTGATCCACGTCTGAAACTCGTCAAATATCAATTTATTCTTCGCAAAATTACATATGTGACACGCAGGGACAATATTTTCATAAGTATGTGGTAGGTTAGGATCAAGTCGATCCAAGCCGTTATATCTAAAATCACCAGTTGCTATTGCATACTCGGATGCTCGTGTCTTTTGTTTTGCGCGGTTAGTTAGGTTGAGTGGTTCAGTCCCGCAGTAATAACAATTTAGTTATGATAGCTGATAGAATGTTTTGATATCAAAATCAGTATCGTTATATCTTTGTCTATAAATTAGATTTATTGAATTGATAAGTGAATAGTATTTTTTAGTATCATCAAAAAATAATGTATCTATATTATATGATAATTTTCTATATTCATCGATAGATAGGTTATTTTTATTGGTTACCAGTTTTTGTAGATATGAAAGGAAGTTTTCCATAGTCATATCGCTTTTTGCGTGGTTGCAAATGTAGCAGGAAGGAACGCAGTTGTCTATATTATGTGGTAGATTAGAATCGATCCTGTCTAGTCCGTTGTATCGAAAAGTCAGTTCTTCTTTTGATAGTTTTGATAGATAGGAATGTTGTGACGGAGTTTTGGTTCGTGTGTTAGTTTTGCTGGCATCGCAATAATGACAGGGTAATTGTGATAGGTTGAAGAATGTATCGAAGTCTAGATTACCATCCGCATAATTTATACCATATACTTTAGTTGCAATAACTTTAATTGGATTAGGATCTGATCTGCTATTTATTAGTGATATAGCTCTCTCTTTTTGTTTTTCTTTATTTAGGCAACCACAAGATTTTGTATTACCATTTCTAACTAATTTTCCATTTGAAAAGAATGATGCCCCACAATCACATTTATATTCCCATTGTTGTTTTGATAAATCGAAACCAATAACGGTTAGTCTTCCGAATTTGTCGCCAGATTTGATTTGAGTAGATAAATTTGATATTATTTTTGCACAACCGCAGGATTGTATATTCTTTTTTAGTTGATATATTGATATTTCTTTTATTTCACCACAATCACATTGGCACAAGTATGAAAGGAATGCATATTTACCTTTGTTTTTAGGTAATTGTATGCCAGTTAACACCAATAATTTGTTGATTTTTGCACCAGTTAAATCTTCCATAACTCTATAAATATAACAATTTATTATAATAAACGCAACTTTTTCTAAAAAAATAGGAATATTGGGGCATCCGATAAAGGGAATATTTTATTCCAGCTGGGTAACTGGCAAATAATTCAACCAAAAACGGAGACATCAATGTCAAATTCAATGTTCGATTCAAAAGGCGAAATTAACGCCTCTAACGTAAAAGACGCATTTGCACTAATTGCAAAATTCGCACAAACTATGGAAAGCGGTTACCCAACCAATACAGGGCTAACTTCACCATCAGTATCAGACAACAAACGCGACGAGTTGATCAGCCGAGCAATTCTAACAAACGAAGGTAAACTCGCTCTTGCCCAAGCAATGGCAAATCCAATTCGTAGGAATTTAGACTATCATGGGATCGCGCGTAGGGCGCTTGTAGTGGACCCTCTTCCACAAGGTGCTCTCCCAACATACGATCGTGATATCGATGTTGCCGCAGTCGTAATCTCGTCAAACGGTACCGGTCCAGAATCACGCGTATTCGGTGATCGCGTAACAGTTCCAGAATTCGAAGTCTATTCGAATCCAACCGTTCGTATCGCAGAAGTCAAACGACGTAGATTCAACGTCATTGACCGTGCTGTTCAAAAGGCTCGTCAAGAAATCATGGCACAAGAAGACAGCAACGTTTTCGCAGCCATCGATCAAGCAGCAGCACAAGAAAACACCGTAATGGATATCAGCGATGCTGGTCTTCTAAAACGCGATCTACGTGAAATCAAAGCCCAAGTTGATCGTTGGGACTTAGTAACGACCAAGTTCTTCATGAACATCAACGAGTTTAATGATATTCTCGGCTGGGGTTCAGGCGGCGGACAAGGTGTTGGCGGTGGTGAAGTTGACCCAGTTACACAACGTGAAATTCTACAAACCGGTCTCTACGCACACATCTGGGGCGCAGATATTCTTGTGTCTAAGATCGTTCCAGCAGGAACCGTATATGGATGCAGTGACCCTGAATTCGTAGGCGTAATGCCAATTCGTCAGGATATCGAAGTTCTTCCTGCCGATGAACCAAAACAATTGAAGTTGGGCTGGGTTGTCAATGAAATCATAGGCATTGGGATAGTTAACCCACGTGGCGTTGCAAAAGGCAACAAATCAGTAATAATCGGAGCCTAATAGTTTTCTTCGATAAATCAAGCAATTAGCTTAACGGCGTCGACATAAAACCTCGACGCCGTTTCTTTTTGTGCTTCCGCATCTGCCTATTATGTCATTTACTTGCCACACGGGGTTGACAAACCTGTACAAGTGGCTATATTGTAAGGAGAAATGGAGATCACTATGGCTAAAAATCAGGGTAAACTGGCAGGCAAAGAAAATCAAATCATTCACGAATATTCTACATTAGAATGGTCAACGACAAAGCTATCTAAAATTTATCAAGTTAGTGATAATTCAATTCTTCAACTATTGAAGAAACATAATATTTCAATTCGACCTCGTAAAATCACTTCAAAGGAAATGAAAGAGCGATGTATAGAAAGATACAAAACAGGGTTGTCATTGGAAGCTGCTGGCGAACCTGATGGACTCAGTGCGGCAGCCGTTCTAATGTATATGGAAGAGTATAATGTTCCAACACGAAGTGCCGAAGAAGCACATCGTAAATATCCGATTAACGAAGACTTCTTCGACAAAATAGATACTGAGGGAAAAGCGTATTTTCTTGGTTTCCTATATGCTGATGGTTGTAATCAGATGAAAAATTTTTGGTCAGTTGTAATATCGCTGGAAATAGGAGATCAAGAAATATTACAGAAATTTTCTTCTATGATTTATAAAGAAGAGCAACACGCAAAAGAACAAGTTAGAATATATAATAGAAAACATGAGGGTAAAGGAATAACTGCTTCGCTATGTATAAACAGTAAACATATATGCCAGCAAGTAGCAAAATTAGGGTGCGTATCAAATAAAACATTTTCGCTAACATATCCTGAATGGATGCCAGAACATTTACAACGACATTTTATTCGTGGATATTTTGATGGAGATGGATCACTAAATAACGAACAAGAGAAAGCATCTGGGTGCACTATTGTTTCTACATTAAAGTTTCTAGAGCATATAAAATATCTATCTAATATAGATTCTGGAATCTATAAAGATAATCCTAAAAATGATACAAATACCTACGTTCTTAGGTATTCAGGCAATCGAAATCAGCTCCTATTCCTTCATTGGATTTACTCTGGAGCAACGATATACTTACAGCGCAAATACGATGCTTACTTACGTTTCCTCGAAAAGATGCGCGCAATAGATGAAAAGACAGCATTAGGAACAAAAGGCTTCAATAAGAAGAACACATCAAAAACATCATCACTAAAATATTAATCGACCCCCAATAATCTCACATATACATATAATGAACAACATTTTCAAAATAATACTTAATAATGTTAAGCAAGTACATTCCTCTATTGAGGATCGTGCTGATGCAACAGAATTGCGTATTTCTGCATTACAAAACATTGTGCAACCAATAGTAAAAAATGCCTTCGATACTCGTCGAATTAATCAAGATACAGATTTTAATCCAAGACGAAACTTACAACACTATCATCGTAGCACGCCATTCATAACCAAAGATGCCGCTGAACAAATAAAAACATTTTTTAAATTAAAAACAGCTATTGATTCAATCAAAGAACAATTTATTGGCGATTCAGAATGGTTAGACTCTTATGCTAGAATTCTTAGCACAGCATTAGATAGAACGCTTAGAATTGATCAAAAAGATATGGATTTTTTTCAGCCACAAATGGATTATTTAAATGAAATGATTTACCTTAGATATAGATTGAGCGAAGATGATTTAAATAAAATGAGTGAAACAGAACTAAAAAATATTATTCTAAATAAAGATGAAAAGTTATTACATAAACAAATTTTTGCTCAATATGATAATAAAAGTATAAAAAAAGAAACAACTGAACAACCATTAATTAAATCTATAAAAAAAGAAACAATACATCAGCCGGTCGTTGAAAATTTAAAAAAAGAAACAATGCAGCAATCTAATGATATAGTTACTGGACAACAAGAAGAAAATCAGGAAATAATTAGTTCTGGTTCTAATTCTTTACGTAGTAAAAATAGTGATCGTCCAGTTAATATCACTATAAATGTAGCATAGGATAATATAATGGGAATGGATAGTTTTGCTCCTGGATCAAGAAATCCAAATTGCTTTATAGTACAGAATATAACTAATCCTAAAAAATTAATTCATATATTTCATTACCCAATTCATCACGGTCGAACTCGTGATTTACTTAAAATACCCGGTGTAGCAGAAGATGACATACGTGCGTCCTTGCTAAAAGGTGAGATTAAACATAAAATATTATGTCGTGATATAATTGTTTTATGTTCTGATATTGATTTATTGCAATTTAATGCAACACAAAAAGCATTTCTTCAATCTGCTGGTATAGTAAAAGGATTAAGCGTAGATTTTCCTGAGCTAACACAAGAGGTAGTGGATGCAATAAATGCTGGTGGAGGCGGTGGAACCGGCGTAACATATTTATTTAGACAGCGTCAAACATTAATTGGTGCAGTAGACGGCACGAATAGAGTTTTTATGACCCCTAACTCTGACAAGTTCATCGATGGATTATATAATAATAATGAGTTTCATATATACGTATCCCATAATGGACATGGAATGAAATATGGTATCGATTATTTAATATCTGAATCCGGTGGAGCTGGAACCGGATATGATACAATTACATTTATAAGTTTTACACCACAATATAATAGAAGTATTATTGAAGCTACATATGTAATCAAAGCGCCATAATTTTTTTTATTTATATGGGCAATAATTTTGTATATGATTATAGAAAGTTATAATTACAATTCCAACTCCAAGGAAAGCAAATGGTATCATATCGACTTAACGCACTCAACCAAGCTCTAGATATAGCTGGTTCATTATTCCAAACTTCAACATTAACATTAACTGATGAGATGAATCAGCTTGGTAGCCCGGTATCGGGTCAAACCGGTGCTGCTGCGTCAGTTACAACAGTAACTGGAACGAATGCCACCGTTACTGGGCTAACTGGTATGACAGCCGGTTCAGTTGGAATGTTCCTAACTCTATCTGGTGCCGCATCATCTGGTAATAATGGAACGTTTTTAATCGATAGTTATATATCGGCAGGATCTGTTACGGTATCAAATCCAAATGCGGTAGCATCCGATGGAAATGACGGCTCAATTACATGGACTGAACGAAATCCATACAGTCTACAAGACGATTTAAATTATGAACGTACGGATCGTGCTGCAATCAAGGGTGTTGGTTATGATGCTCCAATCCCAACATACCAACGACCAACGGCAGTTGGCACGAACGTTCCAGCCAATCTTTCAAACATTGCAACAAAAACTACAGATGCGGTTGCATATAACGTAAATCGCGCTATATTCGGCGTAGCAGTTCAGGATGGTTATACGCAGGTTACCATTACATCTGCTGGCAATTTTAAGCATGCGGACTCAGTTGATCAAACTGGTATTCCATGTTTTGATGCTGTTCCGTTCACTGGTGACTGGGCATCATGTTATGTTCACGTTGTTGACGGTTATAATACTGGCGATGAGATGGTTGTCCTTTCAGGACCACATGCCGGTGAAAGAATCTTCGGCGTCACATACGCCGGTGCTTCTACTTCTCCAAACTCAGTAGAAGTTCACTTCTATTCGTCTCCGTTCCCAGATAACTTCGTAACAACTAATACTCCATATACTTGGGAATCAGGTCAATCTCTAACCATAAACTTCCTATATGGTTATAGCGAACGTCTTGATCTTCTTGATGTAAATGCATTCAGAACGGTACCAGCTCTTGGTATCTTGACAGATGCTTCAAATCTAAATGAGATTAATGATCTCGTTAGTGCAACAGGTATTCCAGACGGTTATAATAGCCTCGCAGGATTACTAACCAATACATCCCAATACTATCCATTTTACTTCTTACCAAATGCAACGCCAACAGTTGTTCAGGCGCTTAATACATTGAATAGTCAAATTGGTAATGAGTCATATACCGGTCCAATTCTAACAAGTGGTCAGACAATAACCGCATCGTTGCAAGCGCTATCAAATGCAATATCTGCAACTACAATATCTCGTACGATTGAGATATTAGGTAGCACGATAACTCCTGGTACTCCACACACACTTCCAGGTGGATTGACATACATGGTAGATGGTACCGGAAACGGGCGTGGATTGTATTTATATACAAGAGGCGTTCTTCGTCATCCAGGTCTAATAACTCAGGGTGCTGATTACACAGAAACATCTACTACATCAGTAACATTCTTTGCTACACAAAATGCTGGTGACATAGTCGATTATTTTACAGTCTAAACATAAATAATTTATGATATATAAAAGAGAATAGAGAAATCTATTCTCTTTTTATTTTAAGGAATATATGAAAGCAGATATGACATATAGAGAAGTTCCTCAACCATTTAATCGTTGGTGTGCGTCTGGACATTGTGCTCCAGAAACGTTTCCTCGTAATGGCCCAGAGCTACCAGCTGAACCAACTAAATTTTTTTCAGTAAGTGGAAATGGTGATATAGAAGGAACGTATTGCGAGTTGTGTTTAATTGTAGCACAACATATTGCACAAGAAAAAAAGAAAGGTAATATAATATGAGCTATGGAGAAGAGATTCTAAAATTACGAAAGCGTGTTGCAGATGCTGTATCGCATAATGTTTTTAATACAGATAACAAGGATATAATCGAAGCATTGTTAATTCAGGTTATGAATGATGCTGAAAGAAATCGACAACAATGTGTTTCTCAAGCAGAAAATTTAAGGAAGCAAGCCTCTACATTAGATGGTCAGGCAGGAGCGTTCGCTTCAATGGGAAGCATTGTGTATAGCGTTATTAATGGATTCGTTATGAAAGCTGAGCATTCTGAAAGAGAAGCTGATGTATTGAAGAAAGATAAAGAAGGAAATACAACAGAAGAGGTTGTAGCAGTAAAGAAACAAAAATCGAAGAAGAAATAATAGTTTTATAGACAATGCCAATAAAATCATATTTTAGTAGATCAAATGGCTACTATCATATATTTATTGATGCAGGATAATAATGCCTATTAGAAAAAGTGATATATTTCGTTCAGATATAATATCACCTCAGGAGCTTTTCTCTGATGGTTATTCTGTATATCTAAGTTCCGTATCTAGTGCCGGTACAACTTCCGGTACTAAAACTATTGTAATAAGTCCTGTTTCAGATGGCGAAGGTCTTTTATTACCGGCATTCGATCATCCGGCTCAGGCTGGTGATATAGCATATGTTTTTGGCTCGTCCGGAGCAGATGGGTACTATACAATTGCTAGTATTTTAAGTAATACTAGTTTTACAGTTGTTGAGTCAATAAATAGTTCAACGGGCGGATATGTTGATTTTATGTTTCCTGTCGGGGCTGGATTAGTAGGCTTTAATCCAACCGGTCTAACTATAACTACATCAACCAATGTCCAAGGAGCAATTAAGGACATTGATCAAAATGCCGTTCAGCCAGACAGCCACGAAACACTAAGACAATTAATCCATTTTATTAGTGAGGGACCCGGTGATTTATTTGCTGTTAATGCATATAAAGAAGTAACACCGTTTGCTAATCCATTTCCAACTAATATAGTATGGTATACTGATAATACAAAATCATACAAAATTATTGAAAAAATAATAACTTGGAATATACCATTTCCAATAAATATAACTTGGAATATGTATGGAACAGACGGTGTTACTATCGTAGAAAGTTTAACTGATACAATAGTTTATAGCGGTCCATTCGAAACCTCCCGAACCAGACATATAAACATATGATTAATTTAATATATAATTAGTAAGACCAACTCTAAACCCTAACTATAGGATAATAAAATGTCTTCAGAATCACCAGCAGCGATAATTTACTCATCGCTTGGAATTGAAATTAGTGCACCAAATGGTAGTGCAGTCGCATCATCAAGTCAACCAGGTCTTTTGATTGATGGTTACAATTATTCAACTGGATTAGCTCAATTAGTTGCTGTAAATAGTGCTGGCGATTTGTTAGTAGCTGGTTCTGGTACAGCTGGTTCAGCAGCATCTGGCGTAGTAACAATACAGGGTATCTCAGGTATGACCTCGGTACTAGTCAATACATCATCAGGTGTATTCAATAGCGGTTCCGTATCTAATACGGGGTCGGCAGCACCCACTCCTGCAACGTATGTTGGTGGATCAGTAACAACTGCCGCTCCAACATATTCAAATAATACTATGAACGCGTTGTCATTGACAACGCTAGGTCAGTTGCGTGTTGATGGTGTATACCCGGTTACTACGGTATCAACTACTGCAACAGATATGGCTCAAGTTGGCGGTGCTGTTACAGCAACTGCTCCAACATATACAACCGCTACAACAAACGCTCTTTCATTAACTACTGCTGGTGCGTTAAGGGTTGATGGTTCTAGCGTTACCCAACCAGTAACTGGTACAGGTACAGCTGGTACACCAGCAACGGGTGTTGTCACTATTCAAGGTATCTCCGGAGGAACCGCGATACCAGTATCTGGTACTCTAAATATCGATAAATCGACAACAGGTACAATGACAAGCGTTTCTGCTGCAATATCAAGTACCACACTACTTGCATCAAATACCAATCGTGTTTTAGCTGCTATCTATAATAACAGCTCTAACATTTTATATGTTGGTGTATCAGCAACTGCTGTTACAACTTCTCTTTATACAATCAGAATTATGCCAAACTCATATTGGGAATTGCCTCTCGATTATACCGGACAAATAAACGGTATCTGGAGTGCAACCGGTGGTAGTGCTAACGTAACTGAATGGACATAATCAGATATATTATATTCTATAAGTAACATGAAAATCCTACAATTTTTAGTTGTAGGATTTTCTTTTTAATATGTAACAAGATATATAAATAGGCATCAATAGACATTTAATTGTAAGATGTTTACTCTCATAGATGGATATAATAAATGAGTTATGAATCACCTGATGTAGTAATATATAGTGGCACAGGAATAGAAGCAACCGTACAAAATGCTACGGTTATTCCGTCAAATACTCCAGCTTTAATAGCAGCCGGATCAGATGGAACTAACTCACGATATATAAAAGTAGATTCATCTGGTAACATAATAATTGTTGGAGATGGTGTTGCAGGAACACCAGCAGGCGGTGTTGTAACCATACAAGGTGTTACAAGCGGAACTGCTGTTACAATATCAGGAACAGTAACTGCAAATCAAGGTACAGCTAACACTGTAGCTAATGCTTGGCCATTAAAAATTACTGATGGTTATAGCGATGGTCCAGTTGCAGTTAAACCTCCAAATACTGCTGCCGTTGCATCTGATCCAGCATTAGTTGTTACACTATCTCCCAATAGTGCGGCTCAAACAAATGCAACTGGGTCTGGAACAATATCAGCCTTAAATGGAAACGTTGTTGCAACGGCTGCTGGATATGGATCAATTATTTGGGATGTTACTGGAACTTGGTCTGGAACATTAACTACTCAAGCTACTAATGGTGACGGTAGTTGGATCAATGTTGCCTCCCTCTCTAATCAATCAGGATTAATTACTAATTCTACCACCATAAATGGTACATTAGAAATGAATGCTTCTGGTTGGACACAAGCAAGATTGATTGCAACTGCTTGGACTTCAGGAACGGCGACAGTTACTTGGAGCTCTGGTCAGGGCAGTCACGTAATGATTGCTTATCAGGGCAATGGTATCAATCTACAAACCAATACAGCATTAGTTGATTCTAATCAAAACTTCCTTGGAGTTACATTAGCTAGTACCGCAGCAACTGCCTCTCAAGAAGCATTAGTTGTTGCATTTTCACCAAACTCTCCGTTACCAACTGGAACCAATTCTATTGGAACCGTAAATCAAGGAACAGCAAATACATTAGCTAATGCTTGGTCAATGAAAATTACCGATGCTACTAACGGCCCGGCTGCCGTAAAACCGGCTAATACTGCCGCCGTAGCTGCTGATCCTGCATTGGTTGTTGCAATCAGTCCAAATAACTCTCTTGCATTTACAACAAACGATTCTACTGCGTCTGGTACATTAGGGGCATTAAATGCAACTGTACAATTAGCAGTTGCTGGTGAACGAACTTCTGGTATGCTATTAGCAGCCGGTACATTGATTGGTACCATCGTACCTGAAATATCGATGGACGGTGGAACAACTTGGGTAACAACATTTTTTGATGACCCTACTACAAGCAATATTATGGGTAGCGTAGTATTCGCTTCCTCTAATACTGCTACGACAAAAACAATTGTTGGTGCTGGTGGATCTTCTCATGTTCGTGTTAGGGTATCTGCATATACTTCTGGTTCTGCAACATGCAATATTCGTGGTGTTCAGTTAGACGATCCATCAACGTTATTTGGTGGTTCAGCTGGATCAACAACTCTACCTCCGGTAGTTATACAAGACGGTGGCTCTGTAACTACATCTGCTCCAACATACTCAACTGGAACTCTTAATCCCTTGTCACTTAATACTACGGGAGATCTTCGTGTTATTGGTAAGGTAACTGACGGAACCAACATAGCTGCCGTCAAAGCCGCCTCCACTGCCGCAGTAGCCACCGATCCTTCATTAGTTACTGCATTTTCACCCAATTCTCCGTTGCCAACTGGCAGCAATACTATTGGTAATATCGGTAGTGCTTACGCTACAATTAGCGGCTCAATCGCTGGCAATGGTAATATACTACAGTTACCAAACGGAACTATCACAAATTTAAATAACTATACTGGTATTACTTTGGAAGTAAGTGGTACTTGGAGCGGCGTGCTCACGCTAGTTGGTAGCAATGGCGGAAGTTATTTTACAATTGACGTAGTAAATCTTGGTGATACAACCGGTACTCCATTAAGTACAATGACTTCTAATGGTCTTTACTACGCTCCGGTAAGCTGTGTTGATCTCGAACTTGTATGTTCAAGTTACGTTTCTGGAACAGTTTTAGTCTATGCATTATTCAGATCAATTACACCAGAACTAATAAACACCAATAAATCACTCGCTCAATCAACCAATAACTCATATCCTAATCCAATTGAGGATGTCATTTCAGTTGGTAGTGAAACAGTTGATTTGTATGGTAATTTACAGACTCGCGGACCTGTGTTCACTGACGAAGGGTCATTTAGGGATGATTTTTCTGGAAGCGGACTAACAACGACACTATCTGGAACATTAACATTCACTAATGGTTCTACTACCGTTACTGGTAGCGGTACATCATTTTTAACTGCAATAAAACAATTACAGTATATCAAGCAGTCATCAGATTCTGAAACGTTATATATACAAGTTTTTAGCATACAGTCAAATACACAGCTCACATTACTTTCACCATATGCCGGGACAACTACTAGCGGCGCTACTGCTGTAATAAGTAATTGGCAAACTACCACTGGTTCTGGAGGATCAATTTCTGTTTCTGGTTCTGTTGTGACAATAGCTTCTGGTACAACTGTTGCCGCATCCACTCAAATTAAGAGTCTTGGTGATTATGGTCCATATAGTGGGATATTCTATTGTCAAATATCACAACGTATCGCCAATCAAACTGCATACATAGGATTTCAAGATCCGTCTGGTACGCGTCTCGCTATGATGCAATTCACTGGTACCAATAATACGCAAGCATTATTCGTAACAAGTTATAGCGGTGCTGAAATACAAGCGACTACGGTTACTGTTCCAAATGGTGGAACTA